AGAAGCCGCCCTGTTCTTGCTCTCCCTCTAGGAGACCCGGAACCCGTTGCGCTGCCGCCGGTCTCGACGCGCGCCGAGTGGGTCGACGTCCCCTGGATGAAGGACCTCTTGCGGGTCCCGCGTGAGGCTTCTTGGCCGCGGTTCATGTCCGGGCCGCATCCGGACGCTGTTGGGTCGATCGGGCGGGAGTTCGAGCGTTCCGCGGCGAAACGGATGGGATCGCCGCTTCGTTGGTGGCAACGGTTGGCGGCTCGGCGGATCCTCGAGGTCGACGCGTCCGGCGAGCTGTGTTGGCTGGGCTGGCTGTTGACGTTGGCCCGGCAGGGTGGGAAGTCGCTGCTCATGCGGGAGTTGGCGATCTGGCGGTTGCAGCAGGCGGGCAGGTTCGGTGAGCCGCAATCGATCTTGCATGTCGCGAACGTGCTCCGGGTCGGCGACATGGTCCAGCGGGAGGCCCGGAAGTGGGCGGCGGAGCAGCCTGGGTGGAAGTCGAAGGCCGGGAACGGGACGCAGGAGCTCGAGCACCCGGACGGGTCGATCTGGCGGCTGTTGGCCGGGTCGGGTGTCTACGGCTATTCGGGGTGTCTGAACTTCGTTGATGAGGCTTGGCGGATCGATTCGAGTGTGATCGACGATGGGCTGCTGCCGACGTTGATGGAGCGGAAGCAGCCGCAGATCGGGATCATCTCGACGGCGCATCACCGGGCGACGTCGACGTTCGTGGATGCCCGGCTGGGCGCGCTGGCCGGTAACGGCGACTTGCTGCTCGAGTGGTCTGCGGGTCCGGAGTTGCCGTTCGACGAGCCGGCGGCGTGGCGGGCGGCGTCGCCGCATTGGTCGCCAATGCGGGAGCAGATCGTTCGGAAGGCGCTGGCGAAGGTGTTGGCCGGTTCGCCGTCGGGTGATGGGATCGATTCGCTGCCGGCGTTCGAGGCGCAGTATCTGAATCGGTGGCCGGTTCAGTTGAATCGTGCGGTGGCGGAGTTGGGTGCGCCGTTGTTGGTGCCGGGGTTGTGGGCTGAGCTGGAGGCGGAGTTGGACCCGGAGGGTCCGTTGACGTTCGCGTTGGACGATGTGGGCGGTGAGGCCGTGGTTCTGGCTATTGCTGGTCGGTCTGGTGGGTTGACGGTCGTCGAGGCGTATCGGCTGGTGGGTGATCGGCGGCCGGCGTATGAGTGGATCCGGACGCAGACGGAGGTGCGTGGGTCGTCGACGTTGGTGATCGGTGCGTCGCTGAAGGTCGAGGCGGAGTCGCATGAGTTGCCGGTGCGGTTGCAGACTGCTGGGGTGCCGGAGTCGAAGTCGGCGTTGTCGTTGTTGCGGCAGGTCGCGAACCGTCGGGGGCTCCGGCATGCTGGGTCGCCTGATTTGGCTGAGCAGGTGGAGGGTGTGCGGGTGTCGCCGACGGCTGGTGGGTTGTATCCGGTGGGGCCGGGTGAGTGGTCGTTGTTGAAGGTGGCGGCGTGGGCGGTGGCCAGCGTTGAGCGGGAGCGGCGGGGTGCGCCGTCGGTCTGGTGAGAGACCATGAAGGCCGGGACGGATCCGCCGAGTCGACTGCAGCGGCGCCCAAGCCGGGCTTCGATCCCCCGGCAGGCGGATCCGGCACCCGATCACGAGTTGGCCAGCGTCCGTCGGCATGAGCGCGGCGGTTACCGGGCTCGGTGTTCGTGTCGGTGGACGTCGGGTCGGTATGCGTCCGCGGTGAACGCCCGGTCGGCGTGGGTCGAGCACGCGCTCACTACACCTGTCGCGGCATCCGTGCAACGATTGCCCTCGTGACGGAACACGCGCACACCGCGCACACCCGGACGGTCGGGCCGCCGCCGGGGCTGCCGCCGCGGGTCGGGGTGATCCCGAACGGCAACCCGGAGATCGGCACGGTCGGCGCCGACGTCCCGACCGGCACCGGTGATGATCACGTCCTGTACCCGGCGAACAACCCGCCGGTGGATCCGATCCCGTGGGCGGGGTGGCCGGCGGAGTGGGCGATGCCGGCGTGGAACGGGAATCTCGATTACGGCGGGCTGATCGACGTTGCGTTCGCGGCGATCGACCGGAACGCCAGCGCGTTCGCGTCGATGCCGCCCGGTGCGATCAAGGGCGGGATCCCGCTGACCAAGCAACCGACGTGGACGCGGAACCCGTTGCCGATGATCTACTCGTCGTGGCATGAGTTCGCTTCCCAGTTGTGGTGGGCGTTCCAGACCACCGGTGAGGCACTGATTCTGGGTATCGACCGGTACGAGGATGGGTGGCCCAGGACGTTTCTGGTGACGCAGCCGTGGTTGGTGAATGTGTCGATCGTGGATGGTTTGCGGCGGTACACGATCGGCGGTGAGGACGTCACGGACGATATTTGCCATATCCGGTATGCGTCGACGAACGCCGACGCGCATGGGCATGGTCCGCTGGAGGCGGCGACCGGCCGGATCCGGGCGATCCTGGCGTTGCAGCGGTACGCCACGGACCTGGCCGCCGGTGGTGGGGTGCCGTGGGGTGTGCTGAAGTCGAAGTTCAAGCTCACCGAGGCGCAGGCGACGTCGTTGCGGGCGCAGTGGGTGACGGCGTCCCGGGACCGGTTGGCTGCGCCGGCGGTGTTGGACAACGAGACCGACCTGATGGTGACGCAGATTCAGCCGAAGGACATGCAGCTGGTGGAGTTGCAGCAGGCTGCGGAGGCGCGGATCGCGGTGCTGTTGGGTGTTCCGCCGTACATGTTGGCGTTGCCGACGAACGCCGGGTCGATGACGTATTCGAATGCGACGTTGGTTTATCAGGAGCATTACGGGTGGTTGCGGACGAAGATCGCGCAGATCGCTGGTGCGTTGTCGCATTGGGCGTTGCCGTGGGGGACGGATATCGAGTTCGACGCGGAGCGGTATATCCAGCCGCCGGCGGTGGACCGGGCGGATTACTACTCGAAAATGTTCAGCCTGATGGATCCGTCGACCGGGCGGCGTGTGATGTCGGTCGATGAGATCAGGCACGCCGAGCGGATTGATCTGTTGGAGGTTCCATCGTGACCGAGTTCCTGCGTCGGGATTTCCCGGCCGAGTTGCACATCCGGAGCGAAGGCGGGTTGCACTTCGCCGAGGGTCTGGCGGTGCCGTATCTGGTGCCGGCGTCGATCCTGGAGATGCGGGGGGACGGGCCGATCTCCTACCGGGAGCAGTTCGCGCCGGGTGCGTTCGCCAGGGCGCTCCGGGAGCCGACCAGGGTGGCGTTGGTGTACGGCCACTCCGAAGGCTTCGGCGACCGGCTCGGGCATGTCGCGGAGTTCACCGACACACCGGCGGGGCTCATGATGCGGGCGAAGCTGGACCCGTCCCGGGCCGAGCAGGCGATCGACGCGCTGACCAGCTCGCACTCGAGCCTGTCGGTCGCCTTCGCGACCATCGTCCCGAAGCACGGGACCGAGCTGCCGGGCCAACTGATCACCCGGCGCTCGGTCCACTTGGCGCATATCGCCGCCGTCCCGGAAGGCGCCTACCCTACCGCGCAGCTGACGTCGGTCCGGGAAGGCGGGAACAAGCCGGGCGACAGCGAGCAGACCGACGCCGAGCTCGAGGCCCAGCAGGAGGCGCAGCAACGCCGGGAGCTCGCCGAGTGGGTCGAGAAGCTGGACAACCCGTGGTCAGATCTCCGGAGCGGGGTCTAGGCTCCCCTACTGAGGGTCACCCCCGAAGCGGTCACCGTCCAATCTCCTGCCGGACCACCGCCGTGCTTGACGGACACCGCCCGACGTGCGTTCCCCGTCGCCACAAAGGTTCCGATCTCTCATGCCACTCGACGTACTGTCCGAACGACTCCTCCGCGAACGTGAAGACCTCGCCGCCCGCGCCACCATCGTCAAACGCAACGCCGACGAACAGGGCCGCGACCTCAACGAAGCCGATTCCACCGCTCTGCTGTCCTACCGGGAGCGGATCGACAAGCTGGACGCCCAGCTGAAGGTCACCACCCAGGATTTTTCGCTGGACACCGAAGTCGCGGACCGGATCGCCCGGATCTCCGGTGCCCCGGTCGTGAAACGCGGCGCGAACCCGTGGGAGAACATGTCGGCCGGTGAGGTGCTGGCCGATTTCCTGCTCGTCCGGAAGTCCCCGGCGTCGGAGGCCCGGGTCACCGCGTGGCGGCAGTACCACGAACGCGCCGCCGAGCACATGGGCACCGACAAGTCGCTGACCGTGCCGACGGCAGGCGGGTTCGGCGGGTTGCTGATCAAGCCCATGGTCGGGCCGATCATCAACCTGACCGCCACCGAGTCACCGTTGATGGCGCTGATCGGGTCGCAGGATTCGCCGAACGCGATGTCGTTCCAGCGGGCCCGGTTGATCGACCCGAACTTCGCGACCGCGGCGACGAAGCAGTCGGCGGAGAAGGCGGAGTTGTCGTCGAAGGCGTTCGACATCACCGCGGACACGGTCGCACTTTCGACCTACGGCAACTACCTCAACCTGTCGCTGCAGGCCGAGTCGCTGATCTCCGGTTCGCTGGACACGGTCATCACCCAGTTGACCGCCCGCACGGCGTATGCGCTGGAGGCCGGCGTCGGCGCCGAGCTGGCGAAGGCGACCGCGAAGGTCACGCTCGCTGCCGGTGCCGACGCCGCCACGGTGCTCGCCGCGTGGCAGCAGGCCGCCGCGTTGGTCTACTCGGCGACGAAGCGGCCGCCGACGTGGGCGGTCGCCGGGATCCAGGGCTGGGCCCGGCTGTCCGGGCTGTCCGACGCCGCCGGGCGCCCGCTGTTCCCTGCCGTCGGGAACTCGGTCAATGCGCTCGGCACCACCCAGGGCCCGTCGTCGATGGTGCTCAACGTCAACGGCATCCCACTCGCTGTCTCGTTGTCGATCACCGACGGCACGATCTACATGGGCAACAGCTTCGGGCTCGAGTGCTACCTGCACCGGTACCCGGTGCTGCAGGCCGTGGAGCCGTCGCTGGTCGGCCGGCAGATCGCCGTGGCCGCGTCGATCGGGTTCTACCAGCCACCCACGACAGAGGCCGGACCCGGCAACGTGCCGCCCGCTGTCTACGGCGGGATCGTCAAGATCGCGCCATGACCCGCGCCTTCACCTACGACGCCAGCTACCCGCCGTCGATCCTGAAACGGAAGTCGACGGGGGCGACGGCGGGTATCCCCGGCACCTGGACACCGGCAGGCAGCACCCCACCGGCAAGCGTGGCGGCGCTGCAGACCAGCGGCGTGATCGCGTCGCCGGCGACCGGGTGGACGTCCGGTCAGTACGTCCAGACCGGGACCGT